TTTCGACCAAGGCCAAGAGCATCAGGCAGCTAGCCCAAGCTGGTGGCCAGATGACGAAGATGGCGACCCATCAGGTGCGGACGCTTGTGCGGACGAGCGTGAACGCAACCTCGAACGTCGCTAGCCAACGGGTGTACCGAGCAAACCCGACGGTCACTAAGAAATATCGTTGGCTGGCCACCTTGGACGAGAAGACCTCGCCGATCTGCAAGAGCCTTGATCAGCAGGTGTTCGAGTATGGCAAGGGGCCAACGCCTGCTAGCCCGCCCCATTTCAACTGCAGGTCTACGACCGTGCCGGTGGTGGATTGGGATGGCCTGTCCAGCAAGTACGGAATTGATCTGACCCCGCCTAAGAGCAGGGCCAAGCGCCCATCAGCTACCGGCGGCGTGCCATTGGGGACTAGCTACGGGAAGTGGCTGCATGATCAACGGCCTGCCGGCAAGAAGTTCGAGGCGAGTGCAGCACAGGCCAAGGCCTTTGGCGGCGGGAAGGATACGCCAGGGGCAAGGCTGAAAGCCAAGTATTTCAACCGCCTGGCCGATAAGTACGGGCCGGATAAGGCGATGAAGAAGTTCCTTCGTGAGGATGGCACGGAGGTGAGCATCGCTGACCTGCAGCGTCGCTATGGCGATCCTGAGAAGATCACGACGACCAAGGTCAAGGCCAAGCCCAAGGCGCTGACCAAGAACGAGAAGATCGCCAAACAGGTGATGCAGGATCCGTCGCTGAAGAGCGACAAGAAGCGGATCGAGGCGATGGTCGAGAAGGGCGTCCCGGCTGATGCTGACTTTGTGGGCTTGGTGGCTGAGGCCAAGAAGAAGTCTGGCCTGGCCACTACCGAGACCTTCCCGAAAGCGAAGCCCAAGCCTGCTGCAGCGCCCAAGCCGAAGGCCGCGGCCAAACCCAAGCCGGCACCTAAGCCCAAGGCTGCCGAGCCTGACTATGACGCGCAGCTCAAGGAAATCTCGACAGAGGTCAAAGGCCTCAGCGTCAAGGTTCTGCAGAACACGGCCAGCAAGGAAGACATGGCCCGTGTCAAAGAGCTAATGAAAAAGAAGGGCGATATTTTGGCCGATCAAGCCGCGGCCAAGGGTCGATCTGGCAAGGTCAGCGACGTGAATCACATACACCAAAGCAAGCTGTTTAAGGAATACGGATTCCAGAGTGAAGCCGCTTTTGATGAGGCCAAGCAGGGGATCAACGATTGGACCAACATGGCCTACACCGGCCTGAGGAATGAACAGCTGAGCCGCGTCCCAACCAAAGATTTGACGGCCTACGAGATTGGCAAGGTCGAGCGCTGGAACGCTAAGAAAAAGCTGGGCGATGTTTTCTACGACTACGAGACGCTCGAAAAGAACCTCGACACGTTTGTGAAAAATGCGCCCAAGTACGACGGCGAAGTGCTGCGGGGCAATGCTGTCAATAGCGTTGCCGATGCTGAGGCCATGATCAAGGCCGTGGCCAATGGCCGCCGGACTCCGACTTACGACAGCTGGACGAGCAACCCAGATCAGGCCCGAAACTTCTTTGAGGATGGCGAGGTCGGGATCCTCTGGAAACTCAACAACAAAAACGGCGTGCCGATCGCTGCACACTCCAAGTTTGTCAATGAGTCCGAAGTGCTGATGCCTAGGGGCAACCTCTACAACGTCCAAGGCGTCAAAAAGACCCTTGTGGATGGGCAGACGGTGTTTGAGGTGACGCTAGATCAGGTCAGCCCTTGACCTCTTCCTCGTACTTGAAGCCGTACTCAAGGGCCATGGCTTCCATAAAGCCGTCCTCTCCTGGCCCGACCTGTTTGCCGTCGGCATCCGTCACAGTGCCGACCTCGTCAGCCTGTGCAGCGTCGTAGCCAAAACGCTCGGCGCGTTCCTTGGCCTCTTTCTTGCTGGCGTAATCCTGTTCTGCCATGGCACAAACCTAGCAAAAAGCGGCCTGATTAGCCTGAGCGCAGCATTTCTGTGCAGATGTCTTCTGATCTTGTAGCCGTCCTGGTCGGTGATCAGCTGATCCTGGCCCGCAAACTCACCCTTGACGACGGTTCCGTTCAGTACCGAAACAAGTTTGGCCTAGCCTTAGACGGGGCCAAGGAAGTCGATGGCGAAGCCAAGCCGAAAGCAGCAAAAAGTCGCCAAAGTGCTCCGGGAGTACAAAGCGGGGACGCTCCGAAGCGGCAAAGCAGGGCGCGGAAAGGGGCCCAAAGTAAAAAGCCGCAAGCAAGCTCTGGCGATAGCGCTGAGTGAAGCTCGCAAAATGAAGCGCCGATAGCATGAACCCAACAGCCTTGGGTTGATGCCTTATCACTACGGCAAGCCAAAGCCGAAAGGCAAAAAGAAGGGGGGCAAAAAGAAGTGAAGAAAGGCAGCCGCGTTAGCTGGACCTATCAAGGCGTCCGCACCTATGGCACTGTCACGGGGATGGGTGGCAAGCGGGCCACAATCACAGGGCCTACTGGTGGCAAGATCACCCGCGTCGGCACTGACGACGATCCGGTAGTGCGGATCAAGTCCGAATCAACTGGCCGGCCTGTCCTGAAGCGTCGCTCTCAGCTTCGCTCTGCTCCGAAGCGCTGATGATCGAGCGCGGCGGCCACAGGTTTGAGGGCTACGACAAGCCCATCCGCACGCCTGGCCACAGGAGCGGCAAATCTCACGCCGTTGTGATCAATGACGGAGGCAAACCGCGCCTGATTCGCTTCGGTCAGCAAGGGGCCAACACCAAGCCACCGCGCAAGGGTGAATCAGAAGCTGACAAAGCCAAGCGGAAAGCATTTAGAGCCAGACACGCTAAAAACATCGCCAAAGGCAAGACTTCTGCAGCATTTTGGGCAGCAAAGGTAAAGTGGTGACGCAATTTAGCCTGTGGCTAATTCATGTCTGAAGAGCAAACTGCTCCTGTGGAGCAAAGCGCCGACAACTCCAATCTTGTGGCCGAACTTGAGGCCATGCGCCGCAAGAATGCCGAGCTGCTAGACGAATACAAGAAGGTCAAGCAACAGGCCAAGGCTGTGCCCGATGGCGTTGATGTGCAGGCCCTGCTGGACTTCAAACGCAAGGCTGAGCAGCAAGAACTCGAAGCCCAGGGCAAGTACAGCGAAGCCCGCGAGGCCATGGAACAACAGTTCCGCGAGGCCACGGCAGAGAAAGACAAGCGCATCGCTGAGCTAGAGGCCCGCGTTCGTGAGCTTGAACTATTGACCCCAGCCGTCTCGGCCCTTGCTGATATCGTCCACGATCCCGACTTGGTGATGAAAACCAAGCTGTCGGCAGATCAGATTCAGCGCGAAGCCGATGGCACCGTTGTAGTGGTCAACGGCTACGAGCGTGTGCCTGTAGTTGAGTGGGCCAAGACTCTGCCTGCATGGATGCAGAAGCAGCCCAAACCCCAAGGCAGTGGCGCACCTGTGGGGCGCGGAGGCGGCGACATCCCAGCCGGCACAACCAATCCCTTCCGGGCCGAGAGTTACAACCTCACAGAACAAGCGCGGCTTTTTAAGACTGACCGCGATCTATATGAGCGGCTTAAAGCACAGGCCGGCCGTTAGTATGAAACGGATGGCGAAGCTGTGCTGAGCCGATAGGGCTGTGCCCAACAACCGCAAATTTCTGGTAACTAACGATGGCGACCCTCCGGTCCGATATCATCGTTCCCGAAATTTTCACCCCCTACGTTATTGAGCAATCGACCCAACGTGATGCCTTCTTGGCTAGCGGTGTGGTGCAGCCCATGGCTGAACTCAATGCAACAGAGGGCGGAGACTTCGTGAGCGTCCCCTTCTGGAAAGCCAACCTTTCTGGAGACTTTGAGGTTCTGTCTGACAGCACCTCCCTGACCCCCGGCAAGATCACTGCCGACCGTCAAACTGGCGTGATTCTGCACCGCGGGCGGGCCTTTGAGAGCAGAGATTTAGCTGCGCTCGCAGCGGGCTCGGACCCCATGGCCGCTATCGGTCAGAAGGTCGCTGAATACGTTGCCAACCAGCGTCAGAAAGATCTCCTTTCTTGCCTGGGTGGTGTGTTCGGTTCGCTGGGTGCTACCAGCAGCTCCGCCGCCTTCTTCGATCTCACCATTGATGGTGAATCGGGTGACACCCCGACTGTTCTGAGCCCCCGCCACGTTGCACGGGCCCGTCAGAAGCTGGGTGATCAGGGAGAGAAGCTGACTGCAATGTGCATTCACTCTTCCTGCTTCTACGACCTCGTAGAGCGCCGCGCAATCGACTACATCTACGACGACACCGGTGCCGCTGACACCAGCGCCACTCAAGGTTCGACTGCAGGTGCATTCGGTAGCGTTGCCGTGCCTACTTTTATGGGCCTGCGTGTAATCGTGTCTGACGATGTTCAGACCGCCGGCAGCGGTTCCTCGACCGAATATGCCGCCTACTTCTTCACCCAAGGAGCAGTCGGTAGTGGTGAACAACTCGCCATGAGAACCGAGGTGGACAGAGACATCTTGGCCAAGTCGGACGCAATGAGTCTCGACCTCCATTATGTCTATCACCCGATTGGTGCTCGTTACACCTCCAGCACTGTCAACCCGACCCAGAGCGTTCTGGAGACCGTTGGCAACTGGTCCAAGGTGTACGAAACCAAGAACCTCGGTATTTGCCGGGCGACCGTTACTTCTAATCTTGACTGAGGAGAGTAACTAACCATGGCATCTATTTTTGAGGCAACCGCAGGTCTGGCCATCGGCTACACCTCCGGTTCGTCCGTGACCCAAGACACGGACAAGAGCACCGGCGTCACCATTAACGCCGCTTCCGGTGCTATCACCCTGAACGCCGCAGCCCTGGCAGCAGGCGCTGAGGTTTCGTTCACTGTCACCAACGACAAGGTAACCGCCTCCGATGTGGTTCTCGTGAACCACGCCTCGGCTGGCACTGCCGGCGCCTACTTGGTGCAGGCCAACAGCTTGGCCGCTGGATCCTTCGCGATCACCGTGGCCAACCTGTCTGGCTCTTCGGCATCTGAGGCAATCGTCCTCAACTTCGTCGTCATCAAGGGCGCTACGTCCTGATGGGTCTGTTCGCATTTAGGCGAGCAAAAGAGCGTGAGGCTGCTGCTTCGGCAGTGGCCTCCACTCCCCCCAAGCGTTCTCCTAAGAAATCACCCGAGAAGCCCGATGGCGATCACGATCGACGCAACAGTCGGGGGCGCAAGCGCAAACAGCTATCTGACGCTGAGTGATGCCAACGATCTGATCGATGGCCTCGTTCAGAACGATGACGTGGTTGCCTGGGCTGATGCCACTGACGATCAAAAGAACCGAGCCCTCTATACCGCAGCGCAGCGCATCGACCGCGAGCGGTTCCTAGGGGCAAGGGCTGACAATGACCAGGCGCTGCAATGGCCGCGTGATGGTGTGCGCAAGCCAGACACCTACCAGCGGACCTACACCACGGGTTTCCCGTTCCGTCTGACCGAGGATTACTACACCACCACCGAGATCCCGGATCAGATCAAGAAGGCCCAAGCAGAGCTTGCGGTCTACCTGCACAACAACAAAGACGGCCTGGGCCTTGGTGGCCTTGAAGACTTCAAGAACCTGCAGGTGGGTTCAATCAACCTCACCCCGAACTTCTACGGGGCGGTGGGTGCTGATCGCATCCCGCCAATGGTGGAGCGTTATTTCACCGGTCTTAGAATCAGTGGACCGGGCAACATTGCCGTAAAGAGGAGCTGATTCATGGGTTACGCCTACCCAGGTGCCGAGTTCATCGACGACACGGCGGCCCACACAGGACGTTTCGGCAAGATCGTCGCCCTTGAGGATTCGGTGATTGCCAGCCTGTCGGCTGAGGATTACACCGGCAACACGCTTTCAGCGATCCCCATAAAGGCAAGCTGCGAGATGTATGGGGTCTTCACCAGCGTGACCCTGACCAGCGGCACTGTCGTCGCCTACAGGCTCTGATCATGCATAGAAGCGTTCAGATTGACCCGAGCTACAGCATCGGCGCTGATTTCGTCAGCAACACCACTGCGCGGACTGGGCGCTGGAACAAGATCTCTATCCTGAAAAACAACACCAGCTTCAGCGCATTGACTGCGCAGAACTGGACCGGCAACAGCTTGGTCGGCGAGTCGCTGCCTGCTGGGTTTGTGATACAGGGAGTTTTTACTGCTTTCACGCTAAGCAGTGGCGGCGCTGTAATCGCTTACAAGATCTGACATGGCAAAAGCAGGCTCAGCGATCTCCGGTGTTGACTACGCGATCGGTGCGGAAGTCATCAACGATACGGAGACGCATACTGGCACTTTTATCCAGGTCGATTTTTACGAAAACAGCACGATCGACTCGATCGTCAGCACAAACATCATCGACGACAGCTTCAGTGGTGTGAGCGTTGACCAAGGCGCTCATCTCGCGGGGTACATCACGAGCATCACGCTCCAGAATGGGGCGTGTATTGCGTATCGAATCTGATGGCGCTTTCCAGCTCGCTACGCAAGGTTGCCAACAAGGTCGTCAGCAAGTTTGGCGGCGATGTGACGGTGCGGATCGTGACGGGCGGGAGCTACAACACGACCACTGGTGCCGTCACCGAGTCTGAGTCAGACAGCACAATCAAGGGCGTCCTGAGCGATGTCGCCCTGCGGGAAGTCAACGAGCTGGTGCAGGCAGGCGACAAGCGCTTGCTAATTGCTGCCTCTGCCGTGACCACTGCACCGGAGACGAAGGATCGCGTAGTGATCGGCGGCGTTGCCCACCAGATCATCCAGGTCAACATCACAGAGCAGGACAACACAGCGATCGTCTACGAGCTGATCTTGAGGGCGTAGCGATGGCACGGAACATCAGGCTGGATCAGATCGGAGATCTTTACGACGAACAGGTGCAGGAGCTGGTCAAGCGCACCACGTTGCTTTGGCAAAGCGAGCTGCAGAATCGGCAGCCAGCCAATCTGGGCACACCGAAGGACACCGGCGTTCTGGCTCAAAAGTGGGACGTCAACGTGACCGAGCCCTATACCGGGCGCGTGTTCAACAACATGGAATACGCCGAGCCGGTGATGTACGGCACGAATCTTCCGCCGTCATGGCAGGGGCAATGGCGCACTCGGCGCGGAGCAGTGCAGGGCTTCCCTGATCTGCTTGGTAAGGAGATTTCCGTGAAATATGTGCCCAAACTGATAAGAGAAATTGCTAGGGGCAACTGATGGCAGCCACCAACCTCAACACTGTCCGCTCTGTCATCGAAGGACGGCTCGCCACTGAGCTAGCG